TTGGCAAGCCATCTGGTGACGCTATTGATATTATTAACGTGGCTATTAACGCTCAACAGGCTAAGAACGTTTTCTTTAAGGGTTTCAAAACAAAGATCGAACGTTCACCATGGTTCGCTGGCAAGTTCTACGCAAAAGCAGAATCAATTGAGTTTGATAAATCTGTTACTGTTTACTCTGGTCACTCAGAGCGTGAGTCTCACGAGGGTCTGAACCTTATCCTAGCGATTCTTGACGAGATCTCTGGTTTCGCACAGGAGATTGGTTCTGGTAATGACCAGGGTAAGACTGCAGACAACATCTACAAAGCCTTCCGTGCTTCAGTAGACTCTCGTTTCCCAGACTTAGGAAAGGTAGCCCTGCTGTCGTTCCCTCGTTATCCTGGAGACTTTATTTCAACACAGTATGACAAGGTTATTGCTGAGAAAGAAGTTATCCTAAAGACACACAAATTTATTTTGAATCCAGATCTGCCAGAGGATGCAGAAGGAAACAGCTTAGAGATTGAGTGGGAAGAGGACACAATCCTTAACTACAAGTATCCAGGTGTGTTTGCTCTCAAGCGTCCTACATGGGTAGTAAATCCTACTCGTAAGATTGACGACTTTAAGTTAGCATTCTTCACAGACATGGGAGATGCTATGCAACGCTTTGCTTGCGTTCCAACATTTGCCTCGGATGCTTTCTTCAAAGACCGTGACAAGGTTCGTGCTGCAATGACCATACGCAACCCACTTGACTCAGCCAGACGCTTTGACGAGACATTCAAGCCTGATCCAGACAAAAAGTATTTCGTCCACGCTGACCTTGCACAGAAGCATGACAAGTGTGCTGTTGCTATTGCTCACGTAGAAAAGTGGGTATCAGTCCAGGTAATGAAAGACTACGAACAGATTGTACCTATCGTAGTAGTAGATGCTGTAGCATACTGGGAGCCACGCAAGGAAGGTCCTGTAAACCTATCAGAGGTCAAGCAGTGGATTCAGAACCTACGTCGCATTGGATTCGATATGGGCATGGTGTCCTTTGACCGTTGGAACTCATTTGATATCCAGAACGAATTGAAGGCTGTTGGTATTCGTACTGAAACTGTTTCTGTTGCCAAGAAGCACTACGAAGACCTTGCCATGCTTATTTATGAAGACCGTCTAGCAATGCCAGCAATCGAACTTTTGTTCGAAGAACTTACAGAGCTAAAGATTGTAAAGCAGAACCGTGTAGACCACCCTAGAAAGCTTTCTAAGGACCTTGCGGACGCTGTTTGTGGTGCTGTGTTTGGTGCTATCTCTCACACACCTCGTGACAGAAATAACGTGGTAGAGATTCACGAGTTCCGTGACCGCAAGCCACAGCAGGACTTCATTGAAGATAATCCTCGTAATGTTATTCACGCTCCTAAAGCAGAAGTAGATAGTTATCTACGTCAGTTCAATATTGACTTAGTTTAAACATTATGGTAGAATAGATATCTAACCCAAATTTTTGAGAGGAGTACATGTGTCTTTTGATATTGTGTACTTCTCTAATTATTCTGGTAACACAAAACGCTTTGTAGAAAAGCTGACCAATAACGCAAGGAGAATACCAATTGACTATAATGCTGATGCTGACACCGTTGGTGTTTGCGTTCCTTATATTCTTGTTGTTCCGACTTACGGAGGCGGTAGCGAAAAGTCAGCGATCCCAAGGCAGGTCAGGGCATTCCTCAATGTACCAGAAAACAGACAATTCCTCAGAGGAGTAATTGGCACAGGCAACACAAACTTCGGAGAACACTACTGTAAGGCAGCAGAACTAATTGCTGCTAAGACAGGGGTTCCCATCGTAGCCAGGGTAGAAATCCTGGGTACACCAGAAGACATAGAACTAATAACAGAAAGGCTGGAGATGTTAAATGACACCACAGTATAGCTATCACGAGCTAAACGCAATGTTGAATCTATATGACGAAAATGGCAAGATTCAATTTGGCAAGGACAAAGAGGCAGCACGTGCCTACTTCCTTGACCATGTAAACCTAAATACAGTATTCTTCCACAGCTTGGAGGAAAAGCTTAACTATCTAGTCGAACATGAATACTACGAAAAGGCAATCCTTGATCAGTATGACTTTGAGTTCATCAAGGATATGTTTAAGCGAGCATACGGATACAAGTTCCGTTTTCCAACATTTGTTGGTGCTTACAAGTTCTACACAGGGTATGCCCTCAAGACATTTGATGGAGAGCGTTACCTAGAACGTTTTGAAGACCGTGTGGTAATGAACGCTCTGATGCTCGCAGGTGGAGACCGCAAACTTGTGGCAGACCTAATTGATGAAATCATTTCTGGTCGTTTCCAGCCAGCCACACCAACATTCCTGAACGCAGGTAAGAAGCAACGTGGAGAGTACGTATCGTGCTTCCTGCTACGCATTGAAGACAACATGGAGTCTATTGCTCGTGCAGTAAACTCTTCACTACAGCTATCAAAGCGTGGTGGCGGTGTAGCCCTCAACCTAACAAACCTTCGTGAACTTGGTGCTCCTATCAAGAAGATTGAGAACCAGTCTTCAGGAGTTATCCCAGTTATGAAGATGCTTGAGGATGCATTCTCCTACGCTAACCAGCTAGGTGCTCGTCAGGGTGCAGGTGCAGTTTACCTAAACGCTCACCACCCAGACATCATGCGATTCCTTGACACTAAGCGAGAGAACGCAGATGAAAAGATGCGTATCAAGACTTTGTCAATCGGTGTAGTAGTTCCTAACATCACTCTTGAGCTTGCTAAGAATGGTGACGACATGTACTTGTTCTCACCTTATGATGTTAAGCGTGTGTACGACAAGGACATGAGCGACATTTCTATTACTGACATGTACCAGGAACTTGTGGACAATCCAGAGATTCGCAAGACCAAGATCAAGGCTCGTGCTCTATTCGAACGTATTGCAGAGCTTCAGTTTGAGTCAGGGTATCCATACATCATGTATGAAGACACTGTTAATGATGCAAACCCAATTGCTGGTCGCATCAACATGTCAAACCTATGTTCAGAAATCCTACAGGTTAACACACCAAGCACATACAATGCTGACCTTAGCTATGCTGAGATTGGTAAAGACATCTCTTGCAACCTTGGTTCGCTAAACATTGCAAAGGCTATGGAGTCACCAGACTTTGGCAAGACCATTGAGACAGCAGTACGTGCATTGACAGCAGTGTCAGACCTAAGCGATATCGAATCTGTACCATCAATTGCTGATGGCAACAGAAAATCACACGCAATCGGTCTTGGTCAGATGAACCTACATGGCTACTTTGGCAAGGAAGAAATGATGTATGGTGATGAAGAGTCTATTGACTTTACCAACATTTACTTCTATACTGTTCTATACCACGCTCTACGTGCATCTAACAAGATTGCAATTGAACGTGCAGAAACATTCGACTCTTTCTGGGAATCAAAGTATGCTGATGGAACATTCTTTACCAAGTACATTGGTAGAGAGTGGAAGCCAGAGACTGCCAAGGTTGAGAAGCTTTTTGCAGATGCAGGTATCCACATTCCTACCAGAGACGACTGGAAAGACTTGGCACAGAATGTAATGCGTTTTGGTCTTTACAACCAGAACCTTCAGGCTGTTCCACCAACTGGTTCGATTAGTTATATCAACAACTCAACCAGTTCGATTCACCCAATCGCATCACAGATTGAGATTCGCAAGGAAGGTAAGATGGGTCGTGTTTACTACCCAGCACCATTCCTCAACAACGACAATCGTCAGTACTTCCAGGATGCCTACGAGATTGGTCCAGAGAAGATTATCGATGTCTATGCTGCTGCAACTCAGCACGTCGACCAAGGTCTCTCTCTGACACTATTCTTTAAGGATACTGCAACTACTCGTGATGTAAACAAGGCACAAATCTACGCATGGAAGAAGGGCATTAAAACTATCTACTACATTCGCATTCGCCAGATGGCTCTAGAAGGCACTGACGTTTCAGAGTGTGTAAGTTGTATGCTATAGGAGGAAATATGAGAGCAATTACACGTCCAGTTAACTGGAACAAACTAGAAGATCCAATCGACCTAGAGGTCTGGAATAGACTCACAGCCAACTTCTGGCTGCCTGAGAAAGTCCCACTAGCCAATGACGTACAGTCTTGGTCCACATTGAGAGATGAAGAAAAGCTTCTCACAATGCGTGTGTTCACAGGGCTAACGCTCCTAGACACAATCCAGGGTACAGTTGGAGCAACAGCACTACTACCAGATGCACGAACAATGCACGAGGAAGCAGTCATTACCAATATTGCATTCATGGAATCAGTACACGCAAAGTCATACTCAAGCGTGTTCTCCACTCTAACTTCTTCACAGGAGATTGAGGATGCATTCCGATGGAGTGAGGACAACCCTTACCTCCAAAAGAAGGCTGAGATTGTGCTCAAGTACTACCGTGGTGACGACCCACTAAAGCGTAAGATTGCCTCAACACTTCTTGAGTCATTCTTGTTCTATAGTGGTTTCTACCTACCAATGTATTGGTCAAGCCGTGCAAAGCTTACCAACACTGCTGACCTGATTAGACTTATCATTCGTGACGAGGCTGTTCACGGTTACTACATTGGCTACAAGTTCCAGTTGGCTTACAACGAGGAATCGTCAAAGCGTCAGGAAGAGGTTAAGAACTACGCCTATGAACTCCTAATGGAACTCTACGAGAATGAGATTAAGTATACTGCTGATCTCTATGACGGCGTAGGGCTAACTGCTGACGTTAAGAAATTCTTGCACTACAATGCAAACAAGGCTCTTATGAATCTAGGTTTTGACCCACTGTTCCCTAAAGACCAGTGTGACGTAAACCCAGCAATTCTGTCAGCCTTGTCTCCAAATGCAGACGAGAACCACGACTTCTTTAGTGGCTCAGGCTCTTCCTACGTTATGGGCAAGCACGAAGCCACTACAGACGACGACTGGGACTTCTAATTAAATACACAGAATTGGGCTACTTCGGTAGCCCTTTTCTTTTTTATACTCGTGGTATAATAATACTGTTAGTGATCTACTAACATAGGAGACAGGAAGATTAGACGATTAGCATACTCAATATTGGTTGCATCAATAGTCTTGCTTATGGTACTTTGGGCTTCCCCTGCTCATGCACAAACTAGGGAAGAATATAACCAGATAGTTGCCGAAGCAGAGGCTAAACTTTCTGCTGCTCAGAATGCCCTACAACAGGCAGAGCAAGCGTATTCAGAAGCGGTACAAAGAGGTCAGCTTCTACAACAACAGATAGATGTTGCAAGGACAGAACTAGAAATAGCACAAGCCAACTACGAACAAATACCTATTCTTGACCCAACATGGATTAGACCAACAAAAGAAATTGAGGTATCGGAGCAGGTATCTCACACTATTCAAGTTCCACACACAGAAACAATTAGAGAAGTCACGCTAGTTCCTAGAGAGGTAACTACGCTGATCCCTGGTGGACTTACAGCAAAGTCGTACAACATGTATGGCTATAACAATGCACCACCACTACCTACAGAAAATAAATTAGTATCTACACTCAACGTTCCTAATATTAATTATAATTGGGGTGGCGGACAGATTCTAAACTCAGGATTATACGAAGATGTTATTGTTAATTTTAGTGGAAATATACAGATACCAAGTACAGGAACATACGGATTCTATGCACCAGGCGACGATGGAATA